GGTAGAAGTGCATCCCAATAGCATTGCTGCTAGGGACAACAGCTCCAGATATAATGTTGTTTCCATAAAGTAAAGAGCCTGCGACTGGTTCACGTATTCCGTCAATATCGACGGGAGGTGCAGCTATAAACGCTATTATAAAACATGTTGCTGCGGTTAAGAGTGCGGGTATCATAAGGACACCGAACCACCCCACGTAGAGGCGGTTGTCGGTGCTAGTAACCCAGTCACAGAACTTATTCCAATTAGATTGTTCTTGTAAAGTGAGTGTTGTCATTAATAATTAATGCCTCCGGTACCGCCGGAAGTATCGGGCCCCTTATTATCTTTATTAGGATCAGTTAATGGGGCATCTCCTTTGAGTCCATCAGTTCTACCTGATGAATATGATCCTGTAGAGGAACCGCTTGGCCCTCCTATCTTCATACCTGATTGTTGTGACCCAGAAGCTGGACCTGAGTGCATATTAGCAGAACTATCTGGATAAAGTTCACGTCCAGAAGAATCTGTTTTAACAATTTTCCTGCCATATTGATCGTGTTCTGGGCCGTAATCTCCAACGCCTGTTAATCGCCTTAGAGATTCAGCTGTCATTGCACACATAATCTTAGAATGCTAAGTCTGATCGATCAAGTTTTTCTATAATGTCTTGACGGTATGCAGGGTCTCGATCATATCTAGGATCAGACATGGCTTCAACTAATTCTGGCTGGGATCTAAATACATCACCGCTAGACTTAGGTGCTTTACCTGTGTACATTCTCCCTTCATACCCTGTTGCGTCTTCGTATTGTGCTTTCAAACCATTCACTGCGAGTTGTATTGCACCGGCATTGCCAGTATCTAATAGATTATCAAATGCTTCTATAACACTTTGATCTAAATTTTGAGCTGCCCATTGTGTCATCTGATCGTACTGAGCATCACCACCTACAGAATTTTTGATAGCATTAGCATCGGATTCTGAAAGATCAGCTACTTGTTCAGTAGATTGCTGTGGATTAGCTTTAGTATATTCTATGTATGCACTAACCAAATCTTGACTAGACATTCCAGAGAATTTTTCTAAAGTTTCAGGAGATAATTCACCATCATTACTCCAGTACTCTTCTGAAGCATCAGTTATTAATTGAGCTCCTTCAGAATACTCTTGAGAACCTTCTTCAGATTCTTCCGGCAGCACTTCTTCTTGTTCAGTTTCAGTACTATCTTGCGTTTCATTCTGTCCTAATTTAGATTCAAGTTCAGCGTAAGCTTTCTCTAATTCTTGAGCGGTCTTATATTTACCTGCCAACAAGCCTTCTTGTTGAGCTTGCATCTCTTCACCGACAGCTAGAGATTCCTGCTCCGCTTCAGTAAGATTATTTTCAGTGGTCACTGTATCAGTGCCACTATCATATGTCATTGTATTTGCCATACTATTATTGTGGTGGTGCTTGTTGTTCTTGGCTCATTGTTACTTGATCTGCAATCATTTCACTCATATCATTAAAACCATCTGGGTTCTTAGAAGGATCCATCATAGGAGTACCTGCTATTTGACCAGCTTGATTTAGAAGTGTACCAGCTACTTGTTGCTGTTGAGCTTGTGCTGCCTCTTGCTGCATCTGTTGTTCAGTCTTAACTAAGTTAAGTACATCAATACCTTGTGCAGTTGCAAGTCGTTTAATAGCTTCACCAGGATTGAGGTACTGCATCAATGCTTCTGGTCCAAGTGTCTGTGCAACTGTACCAATGAATTGTGTGAGTGCTTCTCTATCCTGTCCTCTACCTAATGCATTTATACCAGCTACAATAGTAGGCCTAGCTAAATCTTTAGGTATCTTAGGTAGTTGATTAGATCTGTTAAGTACTAACAGGGTTCTATTTAAATATGGTATTAAGAATTCAACAGTAAGTAAACTGAATAGTCCACCTAATTGTTGTTCTAATTCCATCTGAGTTAACCTAACTTCCTCTGCTGTAGTACGTTCTGAATGACGTACATTTAATACTAAGAAAGCATCAGCTAATCTCTTCTCAATTTGTTGAGCTAAATTTGCAGCTGTTGTGAAGTCAGCTGTCTTACCTACCTGAATAACAGAAACATCTTCAGGTCTACCCTGAACAATTGCACCGTTACCAGCATCGGCTATAGTCTTTGGTTTAGTGGTCGATGATGGTGAGACAAGGAAGACAACCTTTGCAGCTGCTGCAGAGCCTTCTACGAGGGCCTGAGAGAGTGCTTCAAGTGACTTAAGATCACCGACAAACTCCTCAACTCTACCTCTGCCATAATCTTCTCCATCCACCGTGTTAAATCTGAGAACTAACCAAGGTGATGCGTTCTTAGGAGCTGTACTCCTTGTACCAGGCATAATCATATCATATGCTTCCTGATACCATACCCATCTCCCGCTCTTCTCATCCAATTTGACGCAAGTGTATACTTCTACGTCATCATCATCTGAACCTGTCGAATAAGTATCGTTAGGTCTGTTAGTACCTACCGCATCTCCAGGGGGTTCAAACCCTAGGATCTTTCGATTAATAAGTTCCTTTGTAACAATTTCTAGGACGTTACCATTTCCATCTCTGTTTACTACGTAACGATGTAGTGGAAAATTCTTTAACCCGTCCTTACCCATAAAGATTAAGGAGTTACCACCTACAATCAAATGTTTCAAGGCTTGGTGTACGACAACACGATCATTAGATGCAGCGATGTAATCCATAACCATCCTCTCCATCTTAGAGAAGGATAGATCTAATTCACTCCTGATCTGTGGATCATATTCTGAACCAAGTTTATCATCTCTTACTTGTAGCTTAAAGAATGTGGTGTTAGGTGGTAGTAAAGCTAGCATCAATTTAGCTGCTAGAGTTACCACCGCCTTTGCACCTACACTCTGCCATGGAGTTTGAAATGATCTACGGTTTAATTTCGTAGCGTTATCGTCAGTAATTAAATAAGGTAACGTGAGCTCAGAACATTCAACTGCTGAGTCCAGGAACTGAGAACGTCCAGTAGCTAGTTGATTGTATCTCTCACGTGCCGTCATACGTTAATTCCTCCGCCAGGGTTACCGCCTCCGGTACTTACACCTGGATCTAATGGTATTCTCAAACTTCCTGTACCACCCTGTAAAAATGGGTTGGTATCCTTCTTACTTTTAGCACGTCTCACACGCGGGTTCACATCACTCTCTTTATCGAGAGGTTTGGGAGCCGGTGCTGGCCTCCTTGGTGGTAAAGGGGGTGGTGGTGGTGCTGGTAATGGTGGTGGGGGTGGGGGTGCTGACCCACCGCCGCCGCCTCCTCCGCCGCCGCACATTAGATTTCATCCTCCATGATAGATTTAATATAGTCAATGACGCTGGCCTGACCCGCACGATACATAATCGATTCGATCGGTTCTTTAGGATGAACTGGTTTCCAACCGAAGTTAGAGTCAAGCCTGCTGATTAGTTCATCCAGTCTATGGTTATGTAGCTTAAGCGTATTGAGGGAGATTGGTGTTTGCATGTTCAAAGAATGCTGGCATTCGAGCTGTTTTTGTAGAAATTAATTCTGGTGCACGCCCCTCATACATTAAGCGATCACTCGCATCCTGCCAGAATTTTTTGTCCAAATATTTACAGGTAGTATTTATACCTAAAGGTTGAAGAACCCAGTTAATGGTGGCCTTCCTAAGTTTATCCAAAGAAGAAGAAGGAGATAGGCCCAACTCAGCACATACAAGGCTATTCGTTCCGACATGGATCTGCTCGTCCCTGGAGATATCGGCAGATACAGTGCGAAGAGCACCATCCCCATTAAACCTAAACATAGGGAGTAAAACGAAGAAGATGGCCCGTTCTGCGACCAGAGCTTTGGTAATTGTATGATCAGGGTGTTCAATCCAGGCATCTCTTAATAACTTCCCCTCTTTTTCTGCGGTTTCGTCTGCACCTATAGCATTTACTATATATTGTAAAGCTATATCATGCTTTATTTCATCTTTAACATTTGATTCAAGGAGTTTGCGGGCGTTATCTGGGACACTCTTTTCAAGTGCCTCAGTAACAAATTCTCCAACTGGCAACTCCATATGGCGTATTGCCAGAGCACGCTTGATGGTCTCTTCTGATCCATCACGAAACGTACCCTTGGTACCTTGAACGGGTGTCCATTTTCTTTTTCTTTCTAATAGTTTATCGTAAGGATGTTTTCTCATTACTCTTGACAATCACAGGTTATAGGCTCAGGTTTACTGAGAATATCCTGTAAGTAATCATCGACTTCGCCTTGATCTAATGCTGCATACGCATCGGTCTTATCTTGAGTGTCGCCCATTACTTGCAGGGAATAGTAAAGGGAGGTCTGGGGTGACAGTAACCACTCTTCCACAAACTCACGATCATAGGTCACTACATCTGACCAAGAGTTGAATGAGTATCCGTGAAGAAGTCCCGTATTATCATACATAATCATCAGTTGATCTGCTACTTTCTTGTAAGCATCCCAACCAACTTCACTAGCGATTTCTACATCGCCATATTGATATCTTTGTACACCAAAGGTACCAGAATCCCTCTCTACCCAAGTGGATATAGGGGGTGCTATTTCTGGAGTAGCTGTAAAACCATCCAAATCTTTACTTCTATATGAACAAGAAGCTGTAGGAGCTATAGCAAAAGCTCTTACCATATTATTTTCTCTAGCTACTTCTGCAGCGGCTTCAATAGCATCTTTAAATATATTAGCTAAATGATCTGTAGAAGATACTAAAGGTTTCTTTTTATTTACTTTTTCAAGTGCAACTCCCCAATCAGCATATGTTATTTGATTTCTTCTGAGGAAGTTGGCGAGGCCGAGTATTCCGAGCCCAACTTGGCGGTCGATATCAGCTGGCAAGTATTCTCCAGTTGCTCCAACACCTGTCCTGCTATGGAGGCTGCACAGCTCGGACATACCTTGAATGAAACTCTGCTTGAGCTCTCCTGCACTACAGGCTGCGAGATTGACATGCTGTAACAGGCATGTACCACGTGAGGGCAGGTAAACCTCAAGACAGACGTTGCCATAAATTCTTTCTCCTTTGTTGTCATGTTTTATTTTATTTAGCCAGATATCCCCTGACTTAATTCCAAATAGTAAATCATCTTTTACTTGATTAGATGCGTTGTTCCATTTTCTCGGATCAATATCGACGCACCTTTTGACCCATGGGAGTTCCGACCTGGGAGTAGTAATAAACTCACTGATGTCAGGATGATCAAGGTCGAGATGAAGTACCACAGCACCGTTCTTGTAGACTCCTCCACGTCTGAGTGTTTCATTTAAGCTTGAGTAGATTTTTCCGAAGGATACTGGTCCAGAAGCTGTAAGACCTTTGCCGTTTTCACTTCCTTTGGGTCTGAGCTTTGATAAATGGACAGCAACGCCTGCTCCAAATCTGAGTCCATGGCTAACGTATCTCCAACTTGCTTCGATTCCATCCTTCCCCTCCATGCTGTCTTCTACGACAAATACAGTACAACTCACGGGGAGGCGTGATTCAGGATTATCCAACCAATTTTGGACCCGCCCTGTGCGAGATATTACACTTGCTGTCATTTAAAATAAGTCCGATAGATCAGGTGGTTTATAGTTTGGTCCCTTAAGAACCTTACCATCATCTCGATATATTGGTTTACCGTCCTCATCGAGTTTGGACATATTAGATACATGTACTCTATGCATCGCTTCATCTAAGAACCAGCCCATATTTTCTGCATACTGATAACATACATATACTAAATCTGCTAGTTCCTTTAAACAATCTGCTTGGTGATTCCTACCATGCATAAATAACATACCTTCAGCTTGTAGGAATTCTTTAAATTCTTCGACAATTAGTTTATGCTGTACACCTCTTGTAGATCTGTCAGCACTATTCTTCAGTCCGTACTTGGATCGGAATTCCTTCGCGTTTTCCGATAAGAAGGTTTTCTTCATGGTGGAGTTCGTTTTCTAAATAATGAATTGCTTTTTCTAAGTCTTGTATTTTACTATCCTTATAACCTGCCCTGCAAATATATTTAATAGCATTACCGAGGTGGAAGTTTAGTCCTTGTTCTCTAATAAAATCCCAAACATCGCTGGAACCTCGTTGATAGTAGGAGGGACCTTTGGCCATTTTTGCACTAAATTTGTGAGTGAATTAGCTAATACAAAATTTTGATGTTGCATAGCTAAGAAAACTGTGGCAAGATCTTCATATTCAACCTCGCCATTTTTTAATTTAAGCTCCAATTTTTTCAGTGCAAACTCCTGTTCCACTGTCAATTTTGTAATCGGGGCTGGGAGACCATAAGATTGGTCGCTTCTTTTTGAAGTCATAGTCGTCTGCTGTTAAAATCCTCGCGAGTCGTGCATTTATAAGTGCCTGTTCCTCTGAGAGATCTTTCTCAGCAAAGGCTTCGACTACTGTTTTCCATGTATACCCTTTTTCTTTGAATAAATTTTCTGCTCGTTTGACACCGATGCCAGGGACTCCGCCATATCCATCAGTTTGATCTCCAGCAAGGGTTTGAATAAGGTGCCAAGCTGCTCCGCTTTCTTTGTCGATTGTGAATGTTTCGTCAAAATTGTAAAGGGTTCCTGGTATCTGCCTCATATCCTTATCAGGCGAGGCTATAATATTGCCTGGATATTTCGTGGCATAAATGCCCATAGTATCATCGGCTTCAAGCGTAGGTTTAATAATAACTTTATACTCTTTTCGGAGAGCATTTATCACACGCTTATATCCGCAAGGTTTCTTACGGTTTCTATGCCCTTTATAATCAGGTAAAATTTTCTTTCTAAAATTTACACTGTCTGTAAAGAACAAAATTAAAGTAGAGAGTGACCCAAATTTGTTCTCAAGTTTGGTGAGTTCTCTCTTAGTTGCGTTGTAGGCATCACTAAAATTGCTAGTGACAAGAATAGTATCATCGCCCCAGTCAATCTCGGTTTCAGCAGCAGCACACGCCTTATAGACGATAAAATCTGCATCGCATAAAATTTTCATATTTAGTGTACATCTGCCCACGTCTTACCACTTTTAGATTCAGCAGCAATAGGGCATCTTAATTTATAATATTCCCCAGCTTGTATAGCGGTGGATTCTAAGCAGCCTTTCATATAACCCACATCACATGGCTTACATTCATACTGCAATTCATCGTGGACAAAAGCTAATTGAGAAGCTTTCTCAGGTAGGAGCTTATTAGCTAATACCATCCACTTCTTCGCGATAATCGCTGACGATCCTTGGATGAGGTAGTTGAGTGACTTATGTCGCGAGTCCACGAGGATGTGACGACCGTCAAGTCCTCGGACATAACCTCTCTCACTAGCTTTGTGTACTGCTTCCAACAGCTCTTTAAGACCTGGGATAGCGTTAACATAAGCTTCCCTGATTTCCTTGCCCTTCTTTGCAGCCTCGTCATCACTTAATTGCTTATCGTAGGAGATTCCGATTTTTCGGTTTCCTGCTCCGTAGAGGAAGGCGTAGGTGATGGTTTTAACTGCTCGCCTACTGACACCGATGGCGTCAGCGTTGGTTTGATGGATGTCTCCGGTAAGGAGGATTTTGGAATAGCGTCCTTGATCATATCGGGCGAGATAGTGGGCAAGCATCCTGAGCTCAATACCGCTAAGGTCGGCACCCACCATAGTGAGGCCAGGTGATGCGGTGAATAGTTTTCTAAATCTTTCATCTGATGGGACCTGTGCTAAATTTGGATTTCGATGGGCGCATCTAAATGTAGATGTCGCTACTGAACAGTGGTGATGAATCCTAGATCTCGTACATAGCTTCTGCCATGCGTTCACGCCTTCGGATATCATCCCTAAAGCCTTCGTAAGTTCCAGGAGCCTTAGAAAATGGCGAGCAATATCCGTCCCAATGTCCTTGAGAACTGTCTCGTCTATTATCGGCTTTCCTGACTTCGAGGTCATTAATGTAGGCGTCCAACCACAG